CGTCTGTCGTGCCCGTCAAGAATGTAACCGTGCAAGTTTGCCCTGTGGTTCCAGTTGCTGTGCCGCCGCTTGTGTAGGAAGAGTTTTTGACGGAGTAGACGGAATCGATATACACAGTCACCGTGCAACTTGGTACCAATCCTTGAAAGCTGTTTGAAGAATTCAATCCAGAAGTCAGCGCTTTGGTCGCTCCCAAATCGCAGTAGCCATTCAGCGCTGCTGTCTGTGCATACAGCGAAGTCGTCAAAAGAAAAATCGCAAATACAATTTTTTTCATAATTCCTCAATGGGCTCTGCGTGCTGTGATGCTTCCATAAGCTGCTACTGTTCCTGCTGTGAATGTCGCATTCACGACCACATAAACGTTTGAAGAACCAGTTGGGCGAAAGATCTTGCGCGGCAGAGCGCCACCAAAAATTGCGCTGGTAGCTGTCAAAACAGGCGCAGCAAGATAAATCTCCGATCCATCTGTTGGGAGCGTAACGGATACTGTACTAAGCCCAATCTCAAAAGATGCTCCCAATGCAATGGTTGCAGATACTGCTGAAAAGTTTAATGATGCTTCTACGTCCCAATCTCCGGCAGAAAGAGTAATACCTACCGCATTGGCCGGTGTAGCAGTTGTCAAAGATACGGCACTTCCAATGGGCACCAGCGTGGACAATACTTGTCCGATATATCCACCGCCTACTGCTCCACCATCGATCTCGCCGTAAATATCGACTTTGCTTCCGCTAGTGGCATTGCCAATCGTTACCGCCTTGACATTGGAACTAGTACCAATATTCACCGCGCCCGTTGTGCCAGAATCAAATGTTGCTACACCAGTTGTGCCAGATTTGATGGTCATGGCAATAGCCGCTGGAGCCGACATCCCCAAGCCATTTGGCGTGAGTAAATTTGTTCCAGTCAACGATGCAATAATCGATCCGTTGTCGATGTAGGTGTACGCTGTACCACATGTAACAATCGCGGCCGAAATGCCAGTAATAAGATTGGCTACAGTTGCACTCGTTGCACTTGATCCAGACAGGTTGATGTTTGCAACGGAGCTATTATTGGTCGCGATAAATCCGCGAATAATGGCAAGTCCGCCATTAGACATATCGACATTGGTGTACGCACCCGTAGCAAGCGACTGGCAATCGATGATTGTCAGCACAGTAGCAGCCGTCGAGCTAGAAGCACTTCTGAACAACGGCGTACCGACCACATTTGTAAATACGGGTGTTGCACCCACGTTCAAAGTTATAGACGTGTTTGACAAAATCGACATATCGAAAAAATGTTCATAACCGCTGGTAAAAATTCCTCCAGTGATCGTCAACGATCCGCCAATGCGTTCAGATTCAGTTGCTGCTGTTGCTGCATACGTCAAAGTTCCAGTTGCCGTGGTGTACAAATTCTCGATATGGAAAGCTGCATTCAACTGCACGTTGCCGGTGAATGCCCAAGTCGAACCGTTGCCGTAAATCGTCATAAGATACGCAGGAAATGACACGTTGCCGGTGTAGGTATAGGCGGCAGTCGTAGGCGTGCTGTAAATCACGAAAGGTCCTGTCGCACTTGCCACACCAGCAGCAAGCTGCGTCAGTGTCGTATACGGCAACAATGCCGTGCCATTTGGCGTATAGCTGTCGGTGCGCGTTCCATCCAGATAAAAAGATGCTACCGACGTATTCGGATACGCAAACGACGTGGTACCAGCAGCAGACTGGTAAAGTTGCGCTCCTGCCGCTCCACCAGCGATTGTCGTTGTCGCCACGTTCCCGTATTCGCCAACTTGCGCTTGCCCGCTCATGTCTTTACCTCGTCAGCAATACAGTGATTGCTACCGCGTTGGTTAACGTAACAACCTGCACACGTACAAATTTTGCCCAGAAAGAAGGCAATTCAATCCGGCCAACATAGGAAGCATTCAATCCGCTAGTCAACGTGGCAAGCGTGACATAGTGTGCATTGTCGTCTGTATCAGATGTTTGAACATCTACTTCAAACGCTCCTGGATTAGCACCAAATGCAAATTCCAGCGACATGCCCCACGGATAAAATGCGCCGCGCTCCCGGCGAAGCTGGTAGGCAATGCTGGCCGTACCGTTTGCCACGGTTTCGTTTTGGAAGAGAAACGCTTGGCGATTCTCGTAAAGAAGTTGCGCTCTTGCTGTTCCTGCATAACCAGGCATTACCAACCTCCTGCAAAACTCAGTACAATAGAAAAGCGGTTGAACACCGCAATCTCATTCGAGGTGAGATCATGGCCAAGTTTCGCGTCGAGCGCGAACCTGTTGTTCAACCGCTCGACGAGTCTATCAAACTTATTCCTCTCACAAGAGGAAAAATTGCCATCGTCGATGCCGACAATTACGACTGGCTGATGAAATGGAACTGGAGCCTCACCGGGAGCATTGCCAAGGACAACTTTTACGCTTCCCGCATGATTGTTCGGAAGAAAAAATGGATTCCCATCTGGATGCACCGAGTAGTCATAGGCGCGCGTCAGGGCGAAATCGTTGACCATATTAATGGCGACACTCTTGACAACCGCCGTGCCAACCTTCGCAAGTGCACGACATCTCAAAATGCCCAGAATCACAAAATTCTTTCCTCCAATACTTCTGGTGTGTCCGGGGTCACATGGCACAAAAGAGACCACCTCTGGCAAGTTGCGATTCGTGACCGAGGCAAGCGAATATACATCGGCTTTTTCAAGGAAAAAGAACGCGCAATCCAGGAACACGAAGAAGCGATTAAAAAATTCCACAAAGAATTTGCGCGACTTAACCATTCCAACCCCCAATGTTAAGACCGCCTTCCACCGTCGAGTACGGCTCACCAAACGCCGATGGGAATCTCTGCATCTTCGTGAAGTACAAATCGACAAGGTTCTTGTCCATCACGCGAATGATTCTCAAGCGATCACTGTATTCTGCTCGTGCGGCCTGCGTAAGGAATTGCCAGTTCGCGCCGGCTCCACGCTCCATCTCGTCGCCCTTTTGCGATTCCTTCCAGAGATAGAGCATCTCGTAGGCGCGCAACTTCACCAGCTCTTCCGTCAGCGGAAATGGCAGCGTGTCGGAGTTCTTGACCAGTGCAGGCCAATTGACTTGGCAACCAAAGGTGTACGGTAATTGCGAGATCGGATGCGGCCACAGTTCATAAAGCATCTGACCCAACGTTGCCGATCCTGGTCGGGTGTCTTGGGCATAAGGGATAACGTAAAGCGGCTCGTCGAAATCGGTTCGCTCCGCGTCTTCGTTTGCCAAATCGATCTCTGTCTTGCTCCACCAGTCCAGTTGGTTGTTATTGGTGGTATCGCGAACGTTGTACCAACGTTTGAAACCAGCCGGTGCCGGGTAGTATGCCTGGTAGGCCATGTAGGTTCCATTGGTCTGCGCCGGTTCCATCCACGGTCGATCAATCGTCAGCACCACTGCCGAAGTGTTCGTTGAATCCAACGAAATGATGGAATAAAGCGAATAGTAAGGAACGCGGATCTGGTACTGCGTGATCAGCGGAGGATTGGTAATCGTGGCCAGCCACGCGGCCGAGGCAATGGCGTCACCGGTGATCGTATTCGTGAAGGGAGTAACCGTGATCGTTCCGGGGCTGAGAAACGTGTTAGTTGGTGCGCCAAGCAACGACGGCGTCAACCACCCACCTGTCTGCAATTGGAAACTCCAGACGTTTTCATCCTGAATCGCGGCAAATGATTCATTGAGTTTTGTCTTGACAAGTCCAAGGTTACATCCCGGGATTCCAAGCAACTCCTGGATCATGTTAACGAAGGCCATAATTCACCTCCGTTGACATAGAATAAAAACCAGTTAAAGATAGCTTCCAAGTGGATAGGAGCTTCCGATGAAACGCCACCTGAAAAGAAGCGAAATTATTCAACCGGTTGACGAATCCATTAAGTTGATTCCTTTGACGAAAGGACAAGTTGTCATCGTCGATGCCGTCAACTACGACTGGCTGAATCAATGGAATTGGTGTGCAATGTTTGTTCGTCGAAGGAACTGCTACTACGCCATCCGCAGAGAAGAAAATCGCAATATCTTCATGCACAAGATGATTTTGCAAACTGACAAAGATGTCGATCATCGCGACAGAAACACGCTTAATAATCGCCGGTACAATTTGCGCGAATCGACGCGATCCTGCAACATTGCCAATCGAGCTAAACAATCCAACAACACCAGCGGATACAAGGGTGCATATTACAACAATAAAAGACATTGTTGGTTCTCTTCGATTCAAGTGATGGGCAAGAGTAAATACCTGGGAAGATTTGCAGACAAGGAATCCGCAGCACGTGCGTACGATAAAGCTGCGCGCAAAAATTTCGGCGAATTTGCTTGCTGCAATTTTGCCTAGCATGTTTCACTCCTATTTTCTTGAAGTCCGCTTTGCCGTTCTCTTCGTTCCGCGCTTGGCACGTGTTCTGGCCGGTGCCGCAAAGCTACGAACCGTAATCTCTCTGCGAATGCGGCTTTTGTTGCCACGCGACTTGGAACGTTCCGGGCCATACAAAGCGCCAAAGCCTTTTTCGGCCTTTACGTCCTTTGTCTCTGTGTAAGGCCGCTTGGCACCGGCTTCGGACAGTTGGTGATATGCGCCGCGTTTGAACCGCCGCCTGCCGTGAAGAACCAATTCCGTGCTTTTTGATTCCGCCATTCCCCCTCCTAATCGCCAGACGACAAATCAACATCTCAAAAAGTTCTCTTACCAAAACGCCCCCTGCGAGTCGTCCCCGCAAGAGGCGTTTGGTTTGTCTTCGGGAGAGAAGACCCTGTTAAAACTGTCCGACGAACGCAGAAACCACAAAAGTCTTCGTAGACAAATTCGTGGCGATTGGCGCAGTTGGAGTGGCTGCGGTGTAGTAGAAGCAACTCCATGTCGCGCGCGGTCCAGTGGCATTCGGAAACGCCACCAGAAACGTTGTTCCATCCGTCGATGAGCCTTGCAGAATCGCGTCGATGTAGTAGCTGGGCAGAGCTAGAGTAATCGGATCTCCCACTGTGCTCGACGAAAGCACTGGCCCGACTCCACTGCCAACAAAGATTGCGCGCCGGCCTACAAAATCCGGATAGAGCGGACCGCCGCCACCGCCTTTACCCATTGCTGTGAGAACCATGGTTGCTCCTTGCTGCAATTACTTGATGGCAATGTGCAGGGACGAGCATCGCTGCCCGTCCCCAACCGTAATTAGTCCTGAACCACCGGCACGTACTGCATCTCGATCTTGAACAAGATGCTGTTGGCTGGCGCATCCAAAGCCTGCCCAATGGTGTAGCCAATCGGGCTTCCAGCTGCCGCCCGTGTAACTACGAGTCCGTTATTTGCCGGCGTCGCATCGACCAAAGCAGCAGTGGTTGTAGTTCCTACGCCAGACGTTGCCAGAACTGTCGCTGTGCCAAGTTCCTGAATAAATCCGTAGTTTCCAGGAGTGATTGAATTCAGGAAAACCACTGGACGAACTGGAACAGCCGTACCAGCAGCAACCTGATCCGCACTCGTCACCAGATTCGGCGTGGTACTCAACTGTGCCGCCACCGTTCCAACCGTGCCACCAGTGACAAGCGTGAAAGTCGGCACCGAAACATAGCCGTAGCCGCCCTGCAGCACCGTCACCGAAGTCACCGTCCCAGCAGAGCCGACAACTACCTGAATCAAGGCACCGCTTCCCCCGCCGCTACCCGCCGTGGCTGCGACGTTATAGGTCCCAGCCGTCTGGCCAGAACCTGCGGTGAGAATCACGACCGACTGCACAGTGGTACCAGCGCGCAGATAGCCGACAGTGCCGGTCTTGACGTTGGCCGCAGTTGCGCCCGAGTCAACCTGCACAAAGCGGTAACGACCAGCGAACAGAGTGCCATTGGTCGTATACGATCCCTGGAACGCTTCTTGATTAGTGGCATCGAAGAAGTCGCCAAGATTCAGGCCGCCTGCCGCGAACGGCTGGCCGGTACGGACGTCAGTAAGCGCGGTCGGCGAGGTAAAGTTTCCGTTATTCCACGCTAACCAAGTAGGTACAATTGGCTGAAATGGCATTCCATCCTCCTATGCCGTAAATCCAAACGCGTAATTGGAATGACGCGGCTGCACGTTGTACAGATTGATACCCAACCGCATAAACAAAGCGTCGATGCTCACGTTGTTCGGCATCGGGGCGCGACGAAGGCCAAAGTTCCAGCCCTTTTTGTTGGTCGGCCGAATCTTGAAGCTCTCCGGCTCCAAGAAGTACAAAACTTCCGAAGGCTGAATCGTGGTGAGCGAAGGCAGACCGGAACCAGTCGGCGAGACAGTAACGGCCGCGCCGTTTTTGGTGAACTGCGGAGTCGTAAACGTTACGGTTGTCGTGCTCGATCCAACGCCATCAGCAAGGTTCGTATTGCCAGCCGCACCGTTTGCCGGAGCCAACTCAATGAAGTTCTGAGCCTGCGCCGAAGGAGCCAGCGGGTCAGCGTAAATGTCCACGCCGTTGAAGTTCAAACCATCCCACTTGATGTCGTGGCGAGTGTTCGAAATATCGCGGCGCTGCGCATCGAGCGCAACGGCAATGGCCTTGAATCCGAAAACGTTGGTGATACCCAGCGTCGGATTGCCGCCCGTCACCTTGCACTGCGACCACAACTGCATCAAGGCAGCAAAATCAATCTGCCCCGTGCCACCTGTCGAGGTGCCCAGGTAAAGCGGCGTCGAGTTCAGCGCGGTTCCGATGTTTCCGTTGCGCGCCTGTCCACCGTAGTTCGCGTAGATGTTGCCATACACGGACGGATCGATGCCGTTATTCAGAGCTTCATCCAGACCGTTGATGGTCTTGATGCGATTGTCCTGAATCGTCGCGGCAGAGGCTTGGCCGTGGCGGAACGAATCCATCTCCTGCATGGTGTTCATGGTCATCACCATGGCTTCCATGTAGAGCTGGTATTCGTCGACAATCTTCGACGGACCGGAGTTAATCACACCACCGGTGCCGGAACCGTCATCCATCTCCCAGTCGTCCAGCGGATACCAAGTGGCATACGCCTTCGGCAGGAATTTGATGCCGGTGTTGATCTGCTGGCGAGTCACGGTAACAGTCTGGCCGGGATTCACCGCAGCGCCCTGAGTGCGCCCGTAGAGAATGCCTTCCATCATGCCCGCGCCGCCCAGGAATTCATCCCACACACCGGCTCGGCGGAGCTTCGCCTGGAAAGGAGTGTCCACGAACAAGTTGTTGAATACTACATTCTTGCGGACACTTTCCAAGTTAGATGCGTCAATTTCGTTATACAATGGGTCCGTAGGCATATCTGGTTTCCTTTCAGCGACTTACGCTGCATTCTCCGTTTCGAGAACTTTCGATTGCTCAAACAAAAATGGCCCAAGCCATTTCTGGGCTTGAGCCATTGCTGATTCCCTCGAAAGGGGGGCATGCGTCTCGACTGATCTTCACGTCTTCAAACTGCAAAAATTACGCTGCGGTAGACTCAGAAACTTCCTGCCGAATCGCCTGCGATGTTGCCTGCCGGCGCTGCGATTCATTCAAGTTCAACGGATCAGGACGCTCGTTGGCCTTCACAGCACGTGCCACATCAGCAAAGCGAGAAGGCTGCGCAATCCGCACATCCGGATTCGATCCAATCTTTTCGGCCCACTTGCGATCTGTTTCTTCAATCGCCTTCTGCCGCGCTTCTTCCGCTTCCTTCAGCTTTGCTTCAAAAGGTGCCGAAGCTTCCAGCCGAACCTTTGCGTCGTGCTCTTCCTGCGACTTGCGCTGAATCTCAGCCTGCTTGCCGGCAAAGTCGTACTTCCGTGCCACGTAATCGCGGAACGGCAACCGGGAGTTGCTGGCTTCTTCTGAGAGTTTGTCGAAGGAATCGGGAAGGAACTGTCCACCGCTCAATCGCTGGTATTCCTGCATGGCCCAGCCGACATTGCTAATTCCGGCACCCAGGCGCTGATCGATGGCTTCCATCGTGAACGTTGGGCTACCAGGCGTTCCACCCTGCGCACCGGCCACATAGCGGCCTTGTGCATCGCGCTGCTGGTTTGCTGCCTGTGCTTCCTGCGGCTTGTAATTCGGCGCTTCTGTCGGAACAAATCCGGCGGAGCGTGCGGCTTCATTCTGCGCACGATAGAAAGCGGCTTGCGCTTCCAAATTCGCCTTTTCGGTTCCCCAATTGTTCAATGCCGGCGCAATCTCTTTGTCGTAAAATTCTGCGTTGGAACGCTGAGCAACTTCGGCCGCTTCTTTTGCTTCTGCCGCAGCCTTTCGTTCCTGTTCAGCTTTTTCGATAGCCTGCTGTGCTGCCTGGCGCTCTTGCTCTGCCTTTGCGGCAGATTCTTGGGCCTTGGTGGCAGATTCCTGAGCAGTCTTCCGTTCCTGTTCCGCAGTAGTCAGGACTCCGGTGAATGCAGTAATCGCCTTTGCATCGAGTGCAGCGATCTGCTCGTCGTTCAATCCGGATTGCTTCAAAATTTCGTTTACTGTCGGCATGTCACTTGTTCTCCCGAAGCGTTAGTATTGCGGTTGCTGACCCATCGGTGTTGGCTGTGGCGGACTTACCAAAGCCGTTTGCATCTCTTGAATTCCCTGCGATACCTTTTCCGCACCAGAGGCAAGACGCGGATCGGAGGCAGCCATTTGCTTGGCTGTCTGATACCAACGTGCGAGCAACATCTGCATTGGATTGGCAGGAGCTTGCGAAGGAGCACCTTGCTGCGGGGCATTTTGGTCAGGTGCGCCTTGCGGCTGAGCGCCAGCTCCTTGATCGGGAGGCGGTGTACCTGCACCTTGTCCTTGGTCCTGCGGCATTGGTTGTGCACTTGTAGCCATTACTGGAATCTCCTTGAGCGAGATTCCCCAACGGCAGCATAGCTACCGTTGGGGAAAAGGTAACTACGCCTTGATGGCGCTGCGCTTGCCGCGGCCCTTGCGACCACGACTCTTGCGGCCCTTCTTCAGATGGCTTGCCTTCATTGCACTAGCCTTGCGACGTTTTGCCATGATGTTTTCCTCCTTGGTGTGAAATAGAAATGGCCCAAGGCCATTTCTGGTCTTGAGCCATTGCTGATTCCCCAAGGAGGGGGGGCATGCCGCTCAAAAGATTCTGTTAGAGCTATAAGCCGAATTCTTTTTCGCGTCAAGTGTTATTTTTACAAAATCGTTTCGTCTACATCCAGAATCTTACGAATCTCTTCCGCTTGTGCATCAGAAATCTTAGTGCGCTGTTCGAGATTTACTCCCTGCACAGAACCCTGGTTATACTGAACAACCATCTTTCCGGTTGTTCTTGTAGCTTGGAGTAACTCGTCGGTCTGCTGAATATCGGCAGGTAATTCGACGCTTACTTCGGTCAAATAGTAGTCTTTTTGAACCTTGATTTGGACTGCCATGTCTTCTCCTTAGCTTTCGCTTACTACCGTGCGCGGTTCTCCACCTTGCGCGCCTTTTTGCTTGATCTTGGGCGGCTTTCCTCCGCTCGATGGCCGACCGCCACCAGCGCCCTTGCCACCGCCGCCGCCCTTACCACCGCCCTTACCACCGCCACCTTCTTCTGGTGGCTGAATTCCGAGCTGCTTCATAAACTGCTGTGCCGCAGCAGCCGCAAGAATCTTCAGCTTTTGCGATTCCAGCTCTTCGTTGAACCATTTTTCATGTTCGGTATTTCCCTGCACCTCGCCATAGTTGGGGATATCGAGGTTCTTCATCACCGTCGACCAAGAAATCGGCGCACCACCACGCTTCAGTTGCAGCATCATCAATTGACGTTGCATCTGCGTCACCTTCAACAGCGTGCTCGGCACCGATACCAACCGAATCTGCTTGGCAAACCAACGCGCACGCGTCAGCTGGTTGTAATGCGATGGATCTTCGGGAAAATTACCGCTGATCATCTCGTCGGGCATGTGGCTCGGAACCAGATCGTCTGGATTAAAGTCAAAAACCTCTCGTGCAATGCTGTCTGGTCCCACATACTCCATGATTCGTCCGACGTTGAACCATTGCAGGATCAGGAATTTCATGCGGTAACCAACCGCCTTATTGCCTTTTTCAATGCGTGCGGCAATGCCCTTTGCAATTGGGCCAATGGACTCCAGCATCTTGTCGGCCGTGTCATTGGCAATGTTCATCTTCATGTTCTGAAGATTGCCAAGATCCGTCAGGCCCAACTGCGACTGCTTGCACTCCTTCAAATACTTCAAAAACGTGAAATGCTCCGAGCTAACACGAACTTCTTCAGGAAGAATCGACTGAAGGATGTCTCTCGGCTTGCCGTCTACGCCGTAGCGCACGTCTTGCTCAAAGATGTCAAAATGCTCAATCTTTGCGCCGCCTGTGGCGGTGTGGTCATAACCGATCGGCGGATTCAACGTAATCGTGATTACGTCGTCTATCTTGCGCTCGATCTTGCGCGTCGTTGTTTCAATCGATGCCACATCACCTACTAAAGAACGTCCCAGAGGCTCCCAAGCCCAATCATCCACGGTGTACTGAATCACTGGAATCTTTCCATCCCAGTCAAAGCTTGGTCCGTCGTACATGGGCCGATCGAGTCCAGTGGAAGTAATGATGAGTCGCAGGTTCGGATACACGCGGCAATCTTCTACCGTCGCCGGTCGCATGTACGCCAAGCCGTTGCGCATGCCGCCAAAAATCATTTGGCCAACATAGGGAACTTTGTAGAACCAACTGGTGCCAACATCTCCCATTGGCAATTCATAACCGGTATTGTTGATTCGGAGGTCGCGAATAAACGTGTAGCGAATTTCGCAATAAAGATTGCCAAAACTCCGGTTTGGGCCACCATAGCGGAAGCGCTCGGCGTAATCCATCCGTCGCGCTTGAACCTGCGTTTTGTAACTACGCGGTCCAACTGTCTGCAATTGTCCCTGGAAAAGCGGGAAACGACCGTGAGCTTCTGCGATCGGCATGTAGTCGTAGACCGTGACGGCGTAAGCATCCTGCACGTCGTTGCTTCGAGGAATCTGAACAGGAACTACATCCAGCAGGCCCAACGCATCGAACACCATCTTGCGTTCGCCATAGCCATATTCGTCCGCGCGCACCTTTGGCCACAGATAACCGATACCGGTAACGCTGGCATACTGCAAAACTTTCAAAATCTGGAAAGGAAAATCGGATTCCAGGTAGACGCACTTTGATACCTTGGTCAGCATCTCTGCCATTTGCTTATATGCAGGGATATCCGAACCGTATCCGGCAATTTCGCGCACTTCGGAAAGAGTTTCGCAGAACTTGCGGATGTCGTATTTCAGTTCATTGGTGACAAGAATTGACCGCGACTTATCTCTGAAGATGGCATCGAAAATGCGCATATTCGTGCCCAGGTTCTTGTAGCATGTCTGCCCTTCAAGAAACCCTTCACCTTCTTCGATTTGTTCCTCGACCCATCCAGCACGCGAACTCGGCGAGGATTCAAACTTTGGGCATTGCCAGCAGGTAGTTTCTAGCTCCATTGCGGTCAACCCTCGATTTCATTCAGTACGGCAAAATTTCCAAACAATTTCACCGCTGCCAGGTTGTACAACACAGCAGCTTCCTCGGGACTGCTACAGATTCCGAGATGATTGTTCTTCCCGTTGTGCTCAATCTGTGCTGCGAATTTCTTTCCTTTTTTTACTACGCCCCTATATCCCGTACTGCTTTTGTACTTGCGATTAGCTGCGTTTTGACTTGACGTTGCTACGCGCATTTCGGAACAGCGACAATCCAGTCCGTTCCCGTGGATGTGATCAACCTGAACGCCTTTGCTGACCCCCATAATTACGCGGTGCAACGAAACGTGTTTTCCATACTCCTCGCGCAATTCTTCCGTCGAAAGTGCTTCTGCATAAAACTTTTTCTTGCTTGGATGTAAATGCCAAAGAAATTGTGCCGCCAATTCCTTTTTGTCTGCATCGATAAGCGCTTCATGCCCATCGCCAAAAGGAATATGAACGACACCGTCGTCGTCAGTTATCCATGTCGCAGCAAACTCGGCCCGCTTTTTGCGGAAGTATTCTTTGCGTCCGCGAATTGTTTCCGGTTGAATCAAGCCTTCACCTGATAACTTCTATTGCGCATAGTAGGCAAAATTTGCCTACACGTCTACGCTAATTTCACATAGCGTAAGTTATGCGTAACCTATCGTCCTTTCTCATACGCTTCTGCATGCAGATAGCTTTCGCGCCGCATTTTTGTCTTGTCCGGTCGATTGCCATACGATTCCAAATGTTGGCGCAAGAAGTCACGGTTCAGGTTATTCCGTGCGTTTGCCATCTGGTGGCGCATGTAGCTGCGCAAGTTGGCGCGGATGGGTCCTTCAATCATTTCTCGCTGCTCGTCTTCCATCTGGTACTTGTAGGCTTCCCACTTACGCATCCGTTCCGACCACACTTCGGCTTCATGCATGGTGTTGCAGACAATCTTTTCGAAACCCGCTGGTGCCGGGAACTGTTCAGGAAGGCCCATACGGATTTCGCCGCGAGTTCCATCGTGCCAAAACACGATTTTGGTTGCTAACTGTGCGTTCAATCGAGACCTCCCACAGAAACCATGTTCGAAGAACATACGGCTTTGCTCAACGGAGGTGCTTTCTCCGTTGGCAATGCATAGCGCTTTTGCGATCTATCCGCAAGAATGTCGAAATCGTGCGCAGTAAAGAAAGATTGCGCCGCAGCACGCACGCGATCATCATGCTGACCGCTGCGATGCTCCAACTTGGAAACTCTGCCAGCCGCTGCATGCCGCTCCAGCGTTTTCAACTCTTCAATTAACCATCTGGATGTCGGGCGATACCAGCCACCATTCACAGCTTCCGTAAAGCGCGTCATCAGGATTGGCACACTCCATACGTTGGAATACCAGCCCTGTTTTTTGCCAGAATCATCCTTGATCTTTTTGCTGTCGTAGCGACGTGGAACGTGATGCCAATGGAAGCCCATCAGCTTCAACTGGTGCTGGCATGTATCACCTGGTCTTCCGATCTGCTCCACGCAAAACTTCACGCCACGTGGATCTTTTGCATTTTCGCCATACCAGGCGGCAATGCAAGCTGCAAATCCGACAACTTGTGCAGAGTTGATGCGGTTCGATACCAGCTCAGCCACCTGATAGTCATATTCATCGCCAAAACGGTTGCGCGTTACCGATACGCAGGTTCTGTCTTCATCCTCTTTGCCAAGACCATCTGCCGTGTCGATGCCGCAACTGTAGGTGTATCCAGGGTTGGGCTCTTCATATACCAGCAGCTTGTCAAAGGTTTCCAGCTCCACATCTTCGTCAATCGGAAGGAGAGGAACCAAAACCCAGTCATAGCGTTGTCCGCGATCCGATTTCCATGTCACGCGGATATGCGCTTTGTCGTAATCAATCAATGGCTCTGGTGGCTCAAAACCATCGTCGATGGAATCACCAGTAATGGCGTAGGCTTGCACCTGCTTCTTTCTTTCCTTGGTGTCGCCTTGCACTTCATAAATGTTGTCTTCGATCTCCTGAATCGTTTCCACATCGAACACGCTGTCATGCACACCTGTCAGCGCTTCATAGTCGTCAGCCGGCATCTGCGCAAGCCAAATCTTCTGACTGTGATTTTTGCAAGATTTGGCGTAATTGAATTCCCAAAACCACTGCTGCTCCAGCGGCATCCGCCAATCTTTTCCAACAATCCGTGACAAAAACGGCGTATTGCGAATGTAGGACTCGGCACGGATCACATGCTTGCGCGTTGCTTCCATGCGCTTCTTGTAAAAGTCTTCTGGAACCGGGAACTGACGAATCCATGCCTTTTCAGGGTAAAGATCCGTCGCCATTGCCCAAGGAATAAATACAGGGCAAAGATCATGCAATCCTTTGGGGAAGTCTTCTTTCGCAGCGCGCCACGTCTCGGCCAACCAGCCGGTGTTTCCACCACCTGTGCCTTCAAACACCATGAAGAGGTTGGGAGTGGCGTGCGTGGCGCGCAACAGGCCTTCTTCAATCACCTTCTTAGGCTTGGGGATATCCGCCAACTCCGAAACGTGAATTAATGTGGGAGTCCAACCTTGCGCGATACCCGTTGCCTGCATACCAGATTGAATGGACAACACAGATCCGTTATCGAATGAGCCTTTGGGTCCACGGCGCGGCACCAGCCACCAGGGGCATTGGTTGTAGGCAATATCCAGGATGCGACCGATCAGCTCGGACTTATCAGACTG